TATTATTTGAATCATCAATATTTAATGCACCTGCATACGCCCCAACCATAGTATTATTACCGCCTGAAGTATTGTTGCCTAAAGCAAAAAATCCAAGAGCAGAGTTGTTATCACCAGTCGTTAAATCTTCAAAAACATCTACACCAACTCCAGTATTATAGTTAGCTGCATCAATCGTTCCTGTAGTAGCATCTCCAATCATTATAGATGAAGTACCAAAAGTCTTAGCATCTGATAAACCATTTACGTTTGAAGCTCCACCACTTCCAGCATCTTCCCAACCTACTCCACTTCCTGTTGAAGTAAGTACTTGTCCATCAGTTCCTTGTGCCCCACCAATTGTTAAGTTATCAGTTTCTAACACTCCATCAATATCAACATTTCCAGAAATGTCTAATGTAGCTGCATCAAGTTCACCTGAAATTGTAAGGTTGCGAACACCCGTGTAATCTTTGTTAGAGTCTAGTATAACTGCTTTTGAAGCTACTGCTGTACCGACTGCTGTGCTACCTATGTCAAGAGCATTAAGCTCTCCAACGACTGCTGTAATACCGTCTAAGGCATTAAGCTCTGCTGCTGTACTTGTAACACCGTCTAGGATGTTTAACTCTGCAGCTGTAGAAGTTACTCCGTCTAAAATGTTTAGTTCAGCTGCTGTACTCGTTACGCCATCTAGAATGTTTAGTTCTTCTGGTGTAGACGTAATAGCTGTAGCCGAAGCTGCTGCTAAGACAGGTATAGTACCTGATACGTTTGGTAGAGATATTGTTCTATCTCCTGTAGCATCAATAGATGTTAAAGTTGTTTCGTGTGCATCTGCTGTAGTACCTTCAAAGATAACAGCGTTGTTAGCATCCATAGTCACACTATTAACTGTACTAAATGTACCACTTACTGATACGTTAGGTACTGTTAGTGTTCCTGTGCTTGGGTTGTAATATAAATCTCCGTCTGACTCTAACCCTAAATTACCACCGTCTAAGTCTCCACCGGCTGTGAAGATAATTGCGTTGTTTTCGTTTGTGCTTTCGTTGTCTGTAATAGTAACAGTTGTAGCTATTGCAGCTGTACCTGAAGTATTTTGGTTACCTGCTGAATTTACACCCGGTAAATCAATATTAGCTGAACCATTAAAGGATACTCCACCAATAGTTCTAGCTGTTGCTAAGACTGTAGCTGTATCTGCAAGTCCAACTGCAATGTTTGCAGAGCCATCAAAACTTGTACCACCAATAGTTCTAGCAGTTGTTAAAGTAGCTGCTGAACCTGTGGTATTTTGATTAAGTGTGCCGACTGTAAAGTCTAGTGTATTATCTGCATCATCATAAGCAACTGTAATACCTGATTCAGTATTAGAGCTAACCATAGCTCCGACAGTATCACTAATTGTTTCAGCCAGTGTTACACCAGCAATAGTAATTGCATCGGCTTCTAAAGTTCCGTCAATGTCTGCATCGCCTGATATGTCTAAGGTTGCAGCGTCTAACTCACCACTAATGGTTATGTTTCTTCCACCAGTAATGTCTTTGTTAGAGTCTGTAATAATAACTTTACTTGCTATTACAGTTCCGTTAGTTATACCATCTATAAGGTTTATATCTGTTGCACTAGCTGTAACACCGTCTAAAATATTTAACTCTGCTGCAGTTGATGTAACACCATCAAGTATATTAAGTTCAGCAGCAGTAGATGTTACTCCATCTAATATATTTAGTTCTGCTGCAGTACTTGTAACGGTTGTACCGTTTATAGATAATGCATCTGTTTCAAGTGTACCGTCTATATCTACATTACCACTTACATCTAAAGAACCTGCATCAAGTTCTCCAGTAAGTGTAATGTTTCTAAAACTTCCAATGTCTTTGTTTGAATCTACAACAACTGCTTTAGAAGCTGCTACAGTTCCTGCAGTAACTCCATCAATTGTTTCTAGTTCTGCTTCAGAAATATCAGCACTACCAATAACAAAACTTGTACCTGTAATAGCTGTACCTGTAATTGCAGCAGCACTAGAGCCACCAATTATAGCACCATCAACTGTACCACCATTAATGTCTGCAGTATCAGCTACTAAGCTGTCAATATTTGCAGTGCCATCAATGTATAGGTTTCTCCACTCTTGGGAAGTACTACCTAAATCATAAGTGTTATCATCATCAGGGATAATATTAGAATCAATGTCAGCACCAAAGACTACGTTATCAGTAGCTGCATCACCCATAGTGATTGTGCCACCGTTAAAAGTAGTTGTACCTGTAACTGTTAGATTACCACCTATACCGACATTACCAGTTGTAGTAATTGTATCAGTGTAAGTATCTTTAAATCTTAAAGCAGTTGTACCTAAGTCAACATCACTGTCTGTGACAGGTATGATAGCACCATCGGCTATGTATAATTGCTGTACAGGGTTGCTTGATACTTGTACATAAAACTCAATAAAGTTATTGGTTGTATCTATTAATACTTTGTTATTGGGAGCAGTTTCTCCTGCATCACCAATCAATCCTATAACAGGACCTTCGGCTGCTGTTCCATCGTGTTTGTGTCCACCTGTATTACTAAATGCATTAAGCATTTGATTAAACTCATTATTAAATAATGCAGCAGTAATTGTGTCCCCATCAACGAACGAACTCTGTCTTATGTAACCTGCCATTTCCTTATCTCCTACCTGACGGTATAAAATCTATATATAAACCATTTATTTTGTATGGTGCTTTGTTGTCTTCTGTTAGAACTGTAAAGTTAGTACTAGTTCCACTTCCTTGTACGGGTATTCTTATCATAGGTGACTGTGAAGCTCCAAATACCGTTGTGTTAAAAACAGCTTCTCCAAATATTGCAGGTGCATTAACTGTTCCAAAAGAAAAATTACTTGCTGGTTGAGGTATATCTGAACTACCAAAATCATATTTAACTTGAAGTTCTGGAGTTACAGTTCCTTCTGCTGATACAGATACTCTAACATAGTGTAAAGTTTTTAAAGTTCCTAAGTCTCCGTAGTCATAGTCTGGAGTGGAATATCTAGCAAGTATATCAGACCCATTAAAGTCATTGCCTGAATCGTGCACAAGCACGTAGCCATCAGTATCACCATGAAAATATTTTTCAACACCATTTTGATTAAATCCAGCTCCTATACTGGTTACTTCTATTCCTCTTGTTTCTGACCACTCAAACCCGTTTGGTCTAAGTGTTCCTATAATTCCTTCTTGTGCTGAATTTGCAACGTCTGTGTCTGTATAGAATAATCTATACTGAGACTTTTCTCTAATAACAACACTTGAAAGTACATACTTGTCAATGTTTTCTGCTAACTGTGTAATAATAGGTTGTATAGCTTGACTAACTGTACCTAATTCAACATCTCCAATTCTCGCTGTACCAGCAACTGTTCTTAGTCCATCGGGTGCTAAGAATATAAGGTCACCACCTATCTCTTGAATACTATATCCTGAGAGACAACCAATGTTCTTTGCCACTGGAACTACCACCGGTGTACCGTTTATATCTTGGAGTTTGAATATACTGTTCCTACAAAATATAAAAAGTTCCTGACGGAAACTTCTAATGCCTACTATCTGGTCTGATAAAGTTATTGACCCTGCACCAGTACCATTAAAACTTGTTGGGTCTAATAAAGAACTATAAAATACTGTACTTAAATTATCTTCAACACCTGCTGCAACTAAACGCTTATCATGTATTGTTACATGTTGAGCATTCTTAGTAGCTGAATGTGTTGGGTCTATTGTTCCTGAAAAGAAAGTTCTAGTGTTAATGTTAGCACCAGTACCTTCCATTCTAAAATAATATATTAAATTATTTACATCAGCAATCATTAACATACCGTAATCGTATGTTGGTCCTTCAAACAAAGCAAAACTTACTTGTCCTTGCGATGTCCTTGCTAATGCACTACGACCTGTAAAGGCTGTGTAATCATCACCACTACCGGCTACAGAACTTCTACTTACGTTCAACCAGCTTTCACCGTCTTGACTAAAAAATATACCTGTACTTGCACAAGCTATAACACCATCACCATAAGGTGTAACGCCAAGAATAGTATCTATGCTTCCACTTACTAGAGCTGCGTCTCCAGCTCCTAATCTACTGTAGCCATTAATACGCCTATAACCACCTTTAATAGAAACTTCAAAGTTTTTTAGGTCTGTTGCTACCCCCGGAGTTTTAAGCAATTCAATTTGATTGGTTGCTTTAACTAAACCACCGGCACATGCAACTGTATAGGGTTGTGATGCTGCCATAAATTAAAAGTATCGTCTATCGTCTGTCATTGCACGAGGAGTTGGATTTACCAAGTTAGACTTCATAGTCCTCATCGCCTTCTTATAATCGTCCATAGCAAATGCTGCTTGTTGTGGACTTTCTTTAAACTGCCAAACATAATATCTTGCTCTAGCAGTAATAACATTTGTGTACTGTTCTGGGAATACAACCGTGTCTCCGTGTGCTGAAAGCTTTGTAGGCTTGTCAAACGCATAGAAATGTATGTTGTAAACTTTGTCAGGTATTGGACTTAATCCAAACTTCCTGCCATCTGGTGATTTAATAACCCTAGAAGGCTCACCATAAGACTGTGCATCTGCATCGTCTACGTTTTCACTGTCTCTGTAATATCTTTTCCAATCAGCTAGACTTAAAAATCCTAACCCTTTAGAGACAAAAGGGGCTGTTTCACCACTAACATTAATAGTGGTTAAATAAAAATCATCCCAGTCTATCGAAGCGTAATCATCTTTGAGACTCGAGCTACTTGCTTTTAACTCGTACCATCGGGTACCAGCTACAGAAGCTACGGTCACGTTTCCATAGAACGGGTCAGTTCCACCACTCTCGCCTACTGCAAGAAATGGTAACTGTGGTTCTTCATTTGCTATATCAAATATAGACTTGTTGATAGAGTCTTTTACAAACTGTTGTAGTCCTACAGCACTTGTAAAATTTGCAGAAGTTAATGGTATTTCATTAAGTTCTCTAAGGACTTCGTTTGTTAACTCTAAATATGTTGTTGCCATTATTTACCTTTAGCTTTTGCTTGTGCTTTTTTACTTAAATCTTTAAAGTGAAAAAGTCTTTCACTTGTTTTGCCATGAGTTTTACCTGTGTGCAATTGTCCATTAGGCATTTTATGAGTGTTGCCTTTCCATTCAGTTCCGTCTCTTTTATAATGTGGTACGCCTTTCATAATTATTTAGGCATACATTTAGGCATTTCACCAGACTTATACTCAGGCTGTCCACCTGTCTTATATCCAGTTCTACTAGAACCACCGTAAGATTTTGTCATTCTCTTTGGATTCATTTTATCCTTCATTTTTTTATTTGAACTGTACTTCATATTTTTCTCTTTTTTTAAAATAGGTGGAGGAATCCTAAGACCCCTCCGAGTTTGGTATCAGTTAATACCGTAGACTGTACTATTAACCCGCTTGAGTTGTAGTAATACCGTCTTGAACTTTACACTGTCCGTTAAGATACCAGTTAGTGCCATCAGACCATACATGAACAAAATCTCCGTGTACTGCCTTATTAGCGACTAATGAAATAGTATCTGCATCTGTAACTGTGGCTACGGAACCTGCTGCATCTTCCGGAGAAGATACGTTACCCACAATAATATTAGCACTAGATGCTGTTACGATTGTATGAGTACCTGTAGGTTCGGTTGCTCCAACATAGAACCAATACTCTAAACCTGCTGCTGGAGCCGGAAGAGTTGATACTTTAGCTGCTGCTACGTTCATAACAAAGCGAGTACCTGATTCTGCTGCTGTAATTACATTTGCTGCGACTACGGCTTCAGTGTCTGAAGGTTTCTGAATTTTCTCAGCTAATACTCGAACATCGACTGTTCTTGCTGAGTTACGTCCAGTATCCCTTATATTTTCAATTGTCATATTATTTACCTCTGTAAATTTATGCGTTAAAAAAAGTGAAAGGGTCCGAAGACCCTCTCGACCTGACTACTTAGTCAATACCG